GTTAGTAAGTAAGTAAGTAAGAGAGGTCTGAAAGTATGTCCGGCACCTGAGGGTCTGCTGCGAGAGGGGTCACTGCCACTGTAAAGAATTGAAAATTGCCTTCATAACCCCAATAACTTTCTAACTTCTAACAAAGCTAGGATTTCTGCGCTTTGTAAGAAAAATTTCTCTTACATTAGTTCTTACAATAGGCTTTTTTCACTTACTTTCCAAAACGGGGTTGACAAAACCGAAAATTTGGGTAGACTGCCAGCAGTCTTGACGAGGCGTAGCGCGTCACACTGCGTAGCGCAGTCTAGTTTTTCCGGCCCCCTCCCGCGCCGTTTCTACCCCCAGCACAACTATCATTTTTTGGGCTTGTCTTTCCGCCCCACGGACGCTATGCACGTCGTGCATAGCGGTTTCGATAACCGAGGTTATAGCCACGAGGCGCGAGCCAAACGCCGCATAGCTGCCCTAGCTGCTTAGGATAACCGCCGCTCACTGTCGCGCCCCTCGCTGCCCTCACCACTTCGCGCGCTATGTATACCCTTATGACATCTATCATAATCGCGCCGCGCAAGGCGGGGCGACTGCGGATTTTGGGCACAAAAAAACCCCGCCGGTCGAAACCGGCGGGGCATGGCGTTAAGCTGGTTCGGATTGCTTGAGGCATCGGGATGCGTAATCCATAGCGGATGCAAAATCGCGGAAACCGCGAGAACGTCCTGAACCGATACCGACTAGAACCCAATATTGCGGGCTGTCCTCAAAAGGAAAATCAACTGAAACGTGGGCATGAGGTGTGTAAAATTCCAAACCCAAAGACGTTTCGACGTGGGGCACATTGGCAAGGAAATGCATTGGCATAGCGTTACTCCCAAAAAAGCGGGGGAGCCGCACGGCTCCCCCTAGGTGGTTATCCAAGCTTGGACAGGTCTTCATTAAAGAAGGCGACAAGCAATTCACCGATTTTAATGTTCAGATTGTGCTCCTGTTCGGTAACCAAACGGCCTTCTTTCATGCCATCCTTGTAACGCTTCCGTAGGGCGTCGCGGGTTACGTCATCCCATTGTTTCACGACACGTTCAGCCGGACGCCCGCCTAAGTTTTTCTCCCGTTGCTTGGCTTTGGCATCGCTCCACGGTTTGTTGATATTCGACAAACCACGGTTCAGGGCGTGTTCTTGGCAGTTTTTACGGTACTCGTCCAATCGGGCAAGCGCGGCCTTCTCATTGTCAGACCGCATATTACCTGCATCCCACAAATACCAATCCTTGCCGAATTCACGTTCAAGAACGAATGCCAATACACGGCTTGCCGCTTCCCCGCGCTTTACACCGTCCACGGCTCTAACGATTGCTTCATCAATCGTGATATCAAGCGCGGCCTTGTCAGCAATGGCAATGGCCTTAGTGGCATTGTTGCGGATGCGTTGTGCTTTGGAAACTTGCTTAGTCATAATCATGTACCTTCTATTGAATGTTGCGGTGTTATTTGCCGCACAGTCTTTATGGCTTATGTGTTACATTTAATGCAAGTATTTTTGTAACTCATTGTTATTACAATAGAAAAACAAGGGGCGGGGGAAACAAGGGGCGGGGGGATTTGTAACCGTGGTTACCGTCACCCTACCATACCCCGACCCCCCAAGGCGGCTGTGGGACTCCGGCAATCCTATATACATAGTATTTTGCACATCCCACCACCCACAAAAACTCCAACTCTTTTCAAGTGACCCCCCTACCCCCTTGTTTTTATTGGACATTTTTAGCCACCGTTCGACCGGCGCTTGACCCCCCTAGGAGTCCCTACCTCCCCTGATGCCCCCACCCCCATTTGTAATTTTTTCTGTTTTCCGCCCCACCTAATATGCTATACATAAGGCATGACCCGGGTAGCTTTATCCCTCCTTCCCATTGCGGCTCTGCTGCTCGGGTCTTGCGACCCTGTGAAACCCACCGCTGCTGATGGGTACACCCTCAGCAAAACGACGCAGGAGAAGCTGGAGTTTCCGGTGCGCTTTGTATTGTATAATAATTTGGAGGAGCTGGCGGCGGCGCACCGCCAAGCACTGCTGTCTGCTACTGGTAAGCCGGTGCCTGCGGACCGGGAGCTGCAAGCCTTCTCCATCCTGCACGCCTCCGGCGGCTGCACCGTGCACATCGTCGACCCCAAGAAGAAATATACACCCGAGTGGTACGGGCACGAGATTACCCACTGCATCTATGGCGAGTTCCACGACTAGCCCCTTTTTAATTTTCTCTTTTATTTTCCCCAGCTACGCGCTTATATAAACGTCTGCTCCCACAAACCGGATGCTGCACATGCCCGTAGTCAAAATCGAACCCACAGACGAATACCCGGTGCCATATGACACCAGCCCAGAGGAATTAGACGGGTTCGCCGACCAGTTGGCGTCGATAGGGTCCACTGCTGAGTTGCTGGAAAGCCTTGGTGCACCGGTCGAAGCGAGCAAGGGCACCCTCAGCGAAGAAGCAGAATTGCTCGACCAAGCCCTCGAACAGCAGAAAATTACCCCGCTCAAGTCCAGTCTGCCCGCTGCTATTGGCGCAGCGGCGTTCCTGCGGACCTACGGCCAGTCCCGTGCCCTAGACATCGACCAAGTGCGCTCCGCGCTGACCCACAAGCTGCTGGAAATTGCCGACTGCGGGGATACCAAGTACGAACTTAAGGCCATCGAGCTGCTAGGCAAGCATAGCGACATCGGGTTGTTCACCGAGCGTAGCGAAATCAACGTGAACTACACGTCGCCGGAAAGCCTCGAAAACGCCATCAAGGAGCGGGTCAAGCGCCTGCTGAATGCCGACATCATAGATATGAAGCCGTTGGGCATGGACCTCGACGAGGAGTTGGGTGTCTACGATGCCGAGTTCGAGGAGGTGGAGGACGACGATGGGGGAAGTGACGAGCCTAGCGGAAGCGAGGAAGAAGCGTGAGGAGCAGGAGCAAGAAGCCCAACAAGAAACAACACCGCACGCAGCAGGGGAATTTGTCTGCGTCGGGTGCAAGTATGAGTGGATAGGGATAGCGCCGATACCGGCGGCTTGGGTTGACTGCCCGAGCTGCGAGCTGCCCAAGGGCACGCCGCGATTTCCGTTTGGTTGTGATGTTGACGAGGCCATGCTCGTGTGCGGGTATTGCAGCGGTTACGCGCTGACCGCGTTCATACGGAACAATAAGCGCAAGGTTATTTGCATGGGCTGCGGTGTAGACCTCAGCGATGTGTTTTAGGGGGTAAGATGGCCGGAGCGGCGGCACGGAAGGCAGGGGGTAAGAAGGCGGGCACCACCGGTGTCGCTAACGTGTCGCTACGCGACATCCCCAAAATCCTCCATAAGCTGCCGTTGCACGAGCAGGAAAAACTGCTTGCCGAGCTGGAGAAGCTGGAAAAGCTGAAAACCAAGCAGCTCGCACAGGATAAGTTCCTCGCCTTCGTCAAAGAAGTCTGGCCCACATTCATCGCCGGGCGACATCATGCCAAGATGGCCGATGCGTTCGAGCGCGTGGCGCGCGGGGAGTTAAAGCGCCTCATCATCAACATGCCACCCCGACACACTAAGTCGGAGTTCGCCAGTTACCTGCTCCCTGCTTGGTTCCTAGGCAAGTTCCCGCATAAGAAGGTCATCCAGTGTTCGCATACGGCAGAGCTGGCTGTGGGTTTCGGGCGCAAAGTACGCAACCTCGTCGATACAGAAGTCTACCATGAGCTGTTCCCTGACCTCGCATTAAGCGCAGACAGCAAGGCGGCTGGGCGCTGGAACACCAGCAAACAGGGTGACTACTTCGCTATTGGTATCGGTGGTGCGGTGACCGGTAAGGGCGCTGACGTGCTCATCATCGACGACCCCCACAGCGAGCAGGAAGCCGCGCTGGCGGAAATCAACCCGGACATCTACGACAAGACCTACGAGTGGTACACCTCCGGTCCTCGTCAGCGTCTCCAGCCGGGCGGGGCTATCGTCATCGTGATGTGTATGACCGGGGATACTGATGTCCTTATGGCAGATGGTACCCATAAACAGCTATGTGATATAACAGTTGGTGACTACGTGGCTTCTTACGAGGCAGGTAAAATACGCGCGGCGCGCGTTACTAACTTTCAGTCAAGTGGTGTTGATAACGTATTTACAGTTAAAACACAATCTGGCAAAGTTCTCCGCGCGAATGAGGAACATCCGTTCCTTGTCGAGTACAACGGGGAACGGAAATGGGCCAAACTGAAACATCTATGCGTGGGTATGTCGCTTGTCGGAGCGACGGATGTGAACGACCCTCTAGGTCGCAAACAAAACCCGGATTGTGCCACCCTTGCCAAGCCAAAGAACATTACCACCGCAAAAACCCGGGCGCGCCATATAAACCCTTGGGCCACCACGGTAAGTGGAAGGGTAAAACCTGCTCTTGCGGAGCGGCTGTTCATTGCATGGGCCTCTGCGTGTCGTGCTACCGAAAACAATACACACCCCCGCCGTCAACTCCTGAGCAGCGCCGGGCACGGCGCATCAAGTCTCGCTATGGCATCACCACAGCAGATTACGAGCGGATGGTGGCCGAACGTGGAAATCGTTGCGACATATGCGGAGAACCCCCTTCCGCTGGCAACACGCGCGCGCATTGGGATGGGAAGCTGTGCATCGACCATTGCCACGATACTGGGAAGGTGCGCGGACTCCTGTGCAACGATTGCAACCTCGCTGTGGGCTACGGTAAAAACCCAGATACGCTCCGTAAAGCTGCGGAATACCTACAAGTTCGCGGCTGACCCTATTACTGAAATAACCCCCGACGGGAGGGAAGAAGTATTTGATATTGAGGTCGAGCGCACCGAAAACTTCATCGCTAATGGCATAGTTAGCCACAACACTAGGTGGTCGAAGCGGGACCTGACCGGGCAGATACTCAAGGACGCGGCTGCTAACGACAGCTTGGACGAGTGGGAAGTTATTGAGTTTCCAGCTATTTTGCCGTCTGGGCATCCGCTGTGGCCGCAGTTCTGGTCGTTGGATGAGTTAGAAAAAGTAAAAAGGGACGTCCCCAACAGTAAGTGGATGGCGCAGTACCAGCAGAACCCGGTGTCGGAAGCTGCGGCTATCGTCAAGCGCGAGTGGTGGAGGGAATGGCCGCACGAAGACCCGCCGCACTGCGACTTCGTGCTGATGACATGGGATACGGCCTTCGAGAAAACGAGCCGCGCTGACTTTAGTGCGTGCACCACATGGGGTGTGTTCTACCAGCCTGACGACAACGGCATCGACCAAGCCAACATCATCCTCCTCAATGCCTTCCGTGACCGCATGGAGTTCCCCACGCTAAAACGCGTGGCCATAGACGAGTATAAAGAATGGCAGCCAGACAGCGTCATCATCGAGAAAAAGGCGTCGGGTGCGCCGCTGATATACGAGATGCGGGCTATGGGCATACCGGTGCAGGAGTTCACGCCCACGCGCGGGAACGACAAGATAAGCAGGCTCAACTCGGTCGCAGATATATTCGCCTCGGGACGGGTGTGGGCACCGGCGACGCGCTGGGCCGAGGAAGTCATAGACGAGGTTGCTGAATTTCCTGCTGGGGCCAACGACGACTACACTGATACCGTGTCTATGGCGATGCATAGGTTCCGTCGTGGAGGCTACATATCTACGAACCTAGACGAGCCGGATGAAATACAGTATTTCAAGTCAAACCGGAATAGGGGGTACTACTAATGTCAGACGTGAAGGCTCTTTTTCCCATCGGGAAAACCCAGTGGCGCAAGTGGAACAACGACCAGCGCGCAGCATTTAACGAAGCCCGTGCCGAGGGTATCCCGTTCGGCGAGGCTGTTGCAGCCAGTAACTCCATGAAAAGCAACAAGAAAAGCGTGGCCGACATCCTCGGGGATGTCGCTGAGGTGGCGGTCGCCATCAGCGGTGTGACTGGTGCCACCGGGGTAGCCATCGACGGCGTGAAAAAGACGGTGAAGGCCGTCAAGGGCACGAAGAAGAAATAATGGCTACGCTCGCGTACAGGGGTCGGAACAAGCTGGTCAAGCGCCTTGCGGCGCAGACCGGTAGCGAAGGCATGGCGCGGGCGCTCCTACAGAAGCGGGGGCATATGAAAGCGGATGGTTCGCTTACCCCCGAAGGCAAGAAACGGGACAAGATGACAGCCGCAGAACGGGCAAAGGACCGTGCATCCAAGGCGTCGGGTAAGTCCGCAAAAGCATATAAGTACAACCCGCGCACCAACACGGCTACGCTCAAAGGGAAGAAATAATGGATATCGACAAGTCGCTCAGCCAAGCCCCGCAGGGGTTGAACCTCGTACAGGATGACGACGAGGAGTATAATCCGCTGGGCGATGAGCCTGCGCTCGAAATCGAGATTGAAGACCCCGAGCGCGTGTCCCTTGAGTCCGGGGATATGGAGATAATCCTCGAACCCGGCGAAGAGGAAGAAGGCGACTTCGGTGAAAACCTCGCGGAAACGCTCGATGACAGCGTGCTGGCCCAGTTGGCGGGCGACCTGATATCTGAGTTTGACGACGACATTAACAGCCGCAAGGACTGGATACAGACCTACGTAGATGGGCTTGAGTTGCTGGGTATGAAGGTCGAAGACCGGACCGAGCCTTGGCCCGGTGCATGCGGTGTCCACCACCCCATCCTGTCGGAAGCCGTGGTCAAGTTCCAAGCCGAGACCATGATGGAGACGTTCCCGGCACAAGGGCCGGTTCGGACCCAATTAATCGGTAAGGAAACCCCTGAGAAGCGCGAAGCGTCGCAGCGCGTGCAGGAGGATATGAATTACCAGCTCACCGACGTGATGGTCGAGTATCGGCCTGAGCATGAGCGCATGCTGTGGGGCTTGGGCCTTGCGGGTAACGCGTTCAAGAAGGTGTATTACGACCCGTCGCTCGGGCGGCAGGTGTCGATGTATGTGACGGCAGAAGATGTCGTCGTACCTTATGGCGCGTCCAGTTTGGAAGTCGCTGAGCGCGTCACCCATGTAATGCGGAAAACCGAGAACGAGCTTGCCAAGTTGCAGGCTTCGGGCTTCTACCGCGATGTCGAGCTAGGTGAGCCGAGCGACACGCTCGACGAGGTAGAGAAGGCTATCGCTGAAAAGCTGGGCTTCCGTGCAGAGACTGACGACCGGTACAAGCTGCTGGAGATGCACGTCAACCTGCTCATCGAGGATGACAAGTATCGCGACGACGAGGATGGTGACATTGCCTTGCCTTACGTCGTCACAATCGACAAGGCGACCGAGACAGTGCTCGCCATCCGCCGGAACTGGAACCCCGATGACAAGAAAAAGCAAAAGCGCAATCACTTCGTGCATTACTCGTATGTGCCGGGATTTGGCTTCTATGCTTTTGGCCTTATTCACCTTATCGGTGCTTTTGCTAAGTCTGGTACCAGCCTTATTCGTCAGCTTGTCGATGCTGGTACTCTATCTAACCTCCCGGGTGGCTTCAAAACTAAGGGCCTCCGCGTCAAAGGCGACGACACCCCAATAAGCCCGGCAGAATGGCGCGACGTCGACGTGGCGTCGGGTACGATGCGCGACAACATCATGCCCCTGCCGTACAAGGAGCCGAGCAACGTCCTGTATAGCTTGCTAGGTACAATCGTCGAGGAAGGCCGCAAGTTCGCCGGTATGGCGGATATGAAGGTGTCGGACATGTCGGCACAGGCACCGGTGGGTACCACGCTGGCTATTCTCGAACGCACGTTGAAGATGATGAGCGCCGTGCAGGCGCGCGTGCACTATGCGATGAAGCGGGAGTTCCAGCTCCTCAAGGCCATCATTCGCGACTACACCCCCGACGAGTACAACTACGAGCCGGAAGAAGGTGGCCGCAAGGCGAAGAAGTCGGACTATGACATGGTGGAAGTCATCCCCGTGTCGGACCCCAACGCTGCCACGATGGCGCAGAAGATTGTGCAGTATCAGGCGGTCATCCAGTTGGCGCAGACCGCGCCGCAGATTTACGACCTACCTTACCTGCACCGGCAGATGCTTGAAGTGTTGGGTATCAAGAACGCCCAGAAACTCGTCCCGCTCAAGGACGACGACAGCATGAAGCCGCGCGACCCGGTCAGCGAGAATATGGATATCCTCAACGGCAAGCCGGTCAAGGCGTTCCTGTATCAGGACCACCAAGCACATATCGCAGTCCATATGGCAGCCATGCAAGACCCGCAGATGGCGCAGCTTGTCGGCCAGTCGCCCAACGCGCAGTCCATAATGGCCGCTGCCGCTGCTCATATTCAGGAACACCTTGCGTTCGAGTACCGCAAGCAGATTGAAGAACAAGCAGGTGTGCCGCTCCCGCCGCCCGGGGCCGAGATGGACGAGAATACCGAACTCGCCGTGTCGCGTCTGGCAGCGCAGGCCGCAGTCCAGTTGTTCAACAAGAACCAAGCGCAAGCTGCTCAGCAGCAGGCCGAGCAGGCGGCACAAGACCCGCTTGTCCAGATGCAGCAGAAAGAGCTGGAGATTAAGGCCAAGGAAGTCGAGCTTAAGGAAAAGAAGCTCATGGTCGAGGCGGCGGAAAAGAACGACCGCATCGAAATCGAGAAAGAGCGCATCGCCGCGCAGAAGGAA